AACAACATCCCTTCCTTAATATATTAAAAACCCTGTTTTGTTGGTTTTACAGGGTATCCCCTGCCCTTTCTAGGGTGGGGGTTTTTTGCTTAAACTAATCAATTTAGTTAAACTATATAATCAAACTAGTTAAATTAATTTGGTAGATATAAAACAAATGTCTATCTTTATCGTAATTTTAATTAACCCAAACTAAATATGTCAGTAAACAAAGGCTTATTAAGCCAATTGGAGCAAATGCTTCACTGGAAAAAAGGTAAAAAGGTATATGCAGAAAAACTAGGGGTGTCAGAAGAAGTGGTTGAAGAACTGCTAAAAGAGTTAAAAAACAAAGAAAGAGTGAGGGATGATGCAGAAGTTTCACATTACATTGATATTCTAGAGGAGATGGTTGTAAAAGTGAACAATGATAAGGGAACATTAGAATCTACAATAGAAACTACATTTGAACCAAAAGATGATCTTGAACTAGCTAAGCTACATAAGATTAATCTTGATAAATATAAGATATCAAACTACTGGACTAAACAGAAGAGCAATGGTAAATTTACCTCTTCTGTATTTGCTACATTAATTGTAAAAGGTTCGGTTGAAAGTGTCAAACTTGACATTATAGAATGTCTTAAAACTTTTGAACCTTCTTCTAATGTTATTAAGAATAAGTTTGAAAATAAAATTAAAGTGTGTTTAGTTTTTCCTAAACAAGATGCTCATTATAATAAGTTCGATATAAATGGAAGTAATAATATAGAAGATAGATTTACAAAAGATCAGAAATCTGTATGGAAAATGTTAACAAAAGCAACTGCTGTAAATACTATAGAAGAAATAGTTTATATTATAGGATCTGATCAGTTTAATTCTGAATGGACAAATCTTACTACAAAAGGAACTCCTCAACAGAATATTTATTCATATCAGGAATCTTTTAAGCTTATTTCAAATCACGAAATAGAAACAATAAATACATTATTACATTTTTCTAAAAAGGTAAAAGTTGTATATGTCCCTGGTAATCATGATGAGTTTGTAGGATGGAATTTAATAAATTTACTAGAAACTTATTATAGAAATGATGTTAGTATTTTATTTGACACTTCTTCTTTAAATACAAAATATCATAAATTTGGAAACAGTGCTATTATGTTGAATCATGGAGATGCTATAAAGCCTGCAGCATTGGCACAAAAATTTCCTATTGGATTTAAAGAATGGTGGTCTTTATGTGATAATTATTATATTTTTACTGGAGACAAGCATACAGAACTTTCTTTAGATATCCAAGGAATTAAATTTTATAGAGTCCCTCAATTATCTGGAGCTACATCTAAATGGGATGATAAAAATGGATATATTGACAGTAAAGCAGAAATGACAGCATTTGTTATAACAGAAGATAACGGAATGTCTGATATATATAAAGAAATACTATGATAGTTTATATTACAACTAATTTAATAAACGGTAAAAAGTATATAGGTAAGGATGAAAAGAACAATCCTAAATATCTAGGGAGTGGTAATTTATTTAGAATGGCTATTAAGAAATACGGTAAAGAAAATTTTCAAAAGGAAATATTAGCAGTAGCCCGTGACAAACAAGATTTATGTGAACTAGAATCTTATTATATAGATTATTACTGTGCACAAACCTCTGATTTATTTTATAATATAGCTCCAGGAGGAAATGGTGGAAAACTTTGTAAGGAATATAAATATAGAGAAAAGTCTGTGTATGAAATAAATCCTGTAAACTTTAGTATAATTAAAGAATATAAATCTTCTAAACAAGCAGCTGTAGAAAATGATTTAAATTACAAAATATTAAATTCTGTTTGTAATAATAAAAAAACAAATATTAAAGGAAGAATGTTTATATTTAAGAAAGCTTATAATAAAGAAAAACTAAAAGCTGCTAGTTTACCAAGTAGACAAAAATATATCACCCTGTCTTATAAAACAGGAATATTCTATTATACATTAGAAGATTTATGGAAGTCTGAATTTCAAAAATTTAAAACATTATCTTCATTTTTAAATTATACATTTAAACATAATGAAAAATTTAAAGATAAATTTATAACAGAAAGATTATAATATGTCAACACTTAGAAAACTTGTTTCAGATGTACGCTCAATGCACAAGCTACTATCAACAGATAGCTTATTAACAGATCGTGCAATAGCATCTGAGATTAGAAATAACACTCTTTTACTAGTTAAGAGAGAAACAAACTTAAGAAAGCTTTGGGCTACTAATACATTGTTCACCACCATTCCTTGTTTAGAGATGGTGGAAGTTCCTATTTCAGAATGTTGTGAATATGTAGATCCTTGCACTGTAGCAAGAAGTAGATTTAAACTTCCAAGAATTGCTGAAGGAAACTATCAATACATCATCCAAGGTGTTTATTCAATTAATGCAATGAGTGGTTCTGGTAAGAAGCTTAAAGAAATTACCATCAATAGATATGTAAATCTTTTAAAGCTTCCTATTATAAAGAATGAGGAATACTATTGGATTATGAATAATTACTTGTATATAAGTAATCCTTTGTTAAAAGCCATTAGAATCTCTGCTCTTTTTGAACAGGATGTTCCTAATGACACAATGTATCCTGAATGTGGCTGTGGTTCAAATGAACCAACAGTTGAGGAACTATGTATAAATCCTCTAGATAAAGAATATGCCCTTCCAGGCTATCTGGAAAAACAAGTGTTGGAGTTAACATCTCAAAAACTACTGTCTACATACTTTGCATTAAAAACCGATCTTACACAAGATCAAATAGATGGACAATCACCAAATGCACCAGCAGGAAAATAATGTCAAGAATTCACATAGATTGGAGAAGTGCTAGTAAGGAAAACTACAATAATTTCTGTAAGAAACACCCATCAATAAAACTCACATTTGATGAATGGAGAAACATCTTATATTCATTCAACGAGTCTTTCAAAAACTATATACTAGAAACTGGAGAAAAAGCTAAGCTTCCTTTTGGATTTGGAGAATTCTCAATTAATAAAAAGAAGAGAAGAAAGAAGAAAGGACTTAACGATGAGTTTGTAAATCTTCCTGTAGACTGGCAAAAGACCAAACAGAGAGGAAAGATTATATATAATTTCAACTACCACACAGAAGGTTTTTTCTTTGGATGGATGTGGTTTAAAGAGAGTGCTAGATTAAAGAATGTAGACCTTTGGTATTTTAAACCTTCTAGAACAACTTCAAGACTATTGTCACATTACATAAAAACTGATGACAAATATCAACACATTTATCGTGAATGGCTTAAATAAAATAAAATGAGTTATTATTACAAATATAATTTTACAACACCAGAGATAGTTTATTCCACAGTGAAGGAAGAACTAAAATCGTATTTTGATACAGGTGCTGTAGATGATCTTATGTTTCCTACATATCTGGATAAATGCTTAAGAAAACTAGGTAGAGCCACGTATGTTATTTCTGAAACTATATTACACATTGATGATTTTGAAGCACGTCTTCCAGATAATTTCTTTGCTGTAAGAGAAGCTTGGTTATGTACAACTGTAGATGCACTTCCTTATAGAGATGCTAATTCATTCTATTCTCAAGCTGCTACACAAAGTACAATACAAGTGAGTCCTGTTATTATTGGTGGTGTTTCTTGTACAGATGGACAGTGTCAAAGTCCTGGGTGTCCTACATGTATGCCCACTCTTATTCAAGCTGTATATAAGACAAACAACGAACACACAGTGGCTTATACAAGACAGTATTTATTAAAGCCAGGAAACATCTCTGTTAAGGCTAATTGCACATTAGATTGTGCAAACATTGGTGCATCTTCTGCTGATAGTTTTGATATCAGAGATAATAAAATTGTAACCAATTTTAGGAGAGGTGCTATAAACCTTATATTCTACGCTACAGAATATGACAATGGTGGTAATCAAATGATTCCAGATAACTATCGTATCAGGGAATATATAGAAGCATTTATTAAATTCAAAGTGTTTGAAACTTTGTCTAATCAATTAACAGATGAGACATTCCAACAAATACAACAGAAGATGGTTTATTACAAACAACTGTCTGAAGAAGCATTTATAATGGCAGACATTGAGATTAAGAAACAAGATGTGTATGCTAAGCAGAGAAGAATCTTGAATGATCTGAACAGATTTAACATGTACGAATTACCAAATAGAACAAACAGATATGGCAGGAGAAGAAACAACTAACGCTGGTAATATACAACCAGAATACAATGTTGGTAGAACAGGTCTCAACTTAGATCAATCTGTTAATCAGGTTGCTAAGGGATCTCTTACGTATGCTCTAAATGCTGCTGTGGAGAATTTTGATAGTAATTCAGTTAACTATCAGAATGAACCAGGCAATGAATTTTGTTTACAGTTCCCTGAAGGATTTGTTCTTATTGGGGAACATTTTATAAATGAGAAAAACAAACACATATTCTTTCTTGCAAACCCTGTAACAGGAGGTTCTCAGATTGGATATATGGACAACAATGATTGTGTATACAGGATTTATACAAATGCTAATTGTTTAAACTTTGATGTTAAACATCCCATACCAAAGATTGTTCATAAGATTACAAACTGTTCTACAGAGATATATTGGACAGATGGAATCAACCCAAGAAGATATTTAAACATTGATGACATTCCTTATTTATTACAAGCTGGAACAAGTCTTTGTGATCCTTTATACACTAATGAATTAGATTGTAATCAATTGAAATTACAGCCTAATTTTGAGGTGCCTCAACTAGATATAACAGATATAAGAACAGGTGGTGCATTGATAGCTGGTACATATCAGTTTGCTATTCAATATTCAGATGCCACTGGTAATCCTTACACTTCCTACTATTCTGTAACAAATCCCACGCCTATTGCTGATCCACGTATTACCACCCTTAATTTTAATTATGAGGTGGGTAAGTCTATTGTGGTGAGTATTAGTAATTTAGATGTTACAGGACAGTTTCAATATTTTAATCTTGCTGTTATTAAGACAGTGAATGACATCACTTCTGTAGAACTTGCAGGTACATACTTCATCACTGATGCTGCAAG